TTGAACGTTGGATTCAGAAAGAATTACATTCAGGAAACAGTTAAAATAGTAAACTAACTTACTAAAGACTCTACGGAGTCTTTTTTTACGAGTAAATAGTGCTTTTGTATAAATACTATTATGGACAACTACGAATTTAAATATGCACTAAACAAGACACGCACCAGCCCAGCAGTTGGTCCAGGACGCACTGTTGATCGTAGCAAATGGATTAAAGGTCCTTGTCCTGTTAGACACGACAAGTACTATGCTTGGCTTAAACACCGCAGTCAAGCAAACTATCGCAAAGAGACTCATACTTTAACTTGGGATCAATGGGAAACGCTTTGGACAGATGACTTGTTCTTACGTCGTGGAAAAGGTCCAGACAGTGTTTGTCTTAAACAAATTGATCGCACGATTGGGTGGGACATAGACAACGTAGAAATAATAGTTCGCAAAACACATTATAGTGGCACACGGATGATTGATAGATAATGATAGATCCTGGCTTTGATCCTTACGATACAATGATACAGTTAATTGAAACAGTTAATTCGCAGGCACGATTACTTGAAGAAGTAGTACGAGCACACAATAAACACGAACGAAAGATGATTGCACTACAAGATCAAAACAACTTCCTTAGACACGAACACGAAGTAGACCGCAAACAAATAGTAACAATTAGTAAAGCACTAACAGAGTTAATTAATGATACTGAATGATCCCCAACAATCTATTGCAAATGACAAGCATCGCTTTAAGGTGGTTGTGGCCGGTAGACGCTTTGGCAAAACATTCCTAAGTATCCGTCAGCTTTGCTATCATGCTCGCTTGCCTAATCAGAATATATTCTACATCACAAGTTCCTACCGTGCGGCAAAGATGATTGTATGGAAGCCTCTAAAAGAACGCTTACTAAATTTAAAGTGGGTAGTCAAGGTTAATGAAAGTGAACTAAGCATCACACTCAAGAATGGCAGTGTAATAAGTCTTAAGGGTGCAGAGAATCCAGATAGTTTACGTGGTGCAAGTTTAAGCTATGTAGTAATAGATGAAGTTGCAGACGTTGATGCAGACTTATGGATTAGTGTTATCCGACCTGCCCTAGCAGATCAAAAGGGCGGTGCAATGTTTATTGGTACACCTAAGGGTAAAAGCAATTGGCTCTACGACTTGTACCTAATAGAAAAAGAACAATCTAAGATATGGGCTAGTTGGCAGTACACAACAATTGAAGGTGGCTTTGTTGATGAAGAAGAAATAACACAGGCTCGTGCTGACATGAGTCTTAAACAGTTCCGTCAAGAGTTTGAAGCAACATTTGAAACAACAGAGAATAGAGTTGCTTGGGCGTTTATTAGAGATGACAATATTAAAGAAGCACCTGACCACATTGATCACAGCATCATACATATTGGAATGGACTTTAACGTAAGCCCTGCAACTGCCGCTATCTTCGTTAAGGATGATGCAAAGATGTACCAAATAGACGAGATACTAATGTACTCATCAAACACCAACGAATTAGTTACAGAAATTAAAACACGCTACCCTAAGAGCAAGATATTTGTTTATCCTGATCCAAGTGGTAACCAAAGACGTACGAGCGCCGGTGGCATGACTGATCACACTATATTATCCAACGCTGGGTTTGTACTTAAAGCACCACGCAAGCACGATCCAGTAAGAGACAGAATCAATGCATACAATGCTCGTTTATGTTCAGCAGATGGCACTAATAACCTTTATATAAGTAGCACTGCTAAATATACAATAGAGAGTCTTGATAAATTTACATTTAAGGAAGGTACACAAGTACCGGACAAAGATAGCGGATACGATCATATGTTTGATGCGGCGTCATACTGTATCGCATATCTATTCCCATTAACACGGGACATAGATCCTGACAGTCAACAACCGCAACGCTGGGGCATTGCATTAGCATAAAAGGAAAAAAATAATGGACGCAATACAATTATTAACAACAGAAGTAGCACAAGCAGTAAGTGGCAACGCCATATACGATGCTTACAAAAGCCAATGGCGCTATATGTTGGAATCATACATGGGTGGAATGGAGTATCAGAATGCTCAACACCTTGTAAAATATCAATTAGAAACAGAAAGTGAATACCAGAACCGTTTAGATACTACTCCACTACAGAACCATTGTTCAAGTGTTATTAGTGTATACAACAGTTTCTTGTTTGGACAACAACCACAACGATCGTTTGGTAGTGTTAAGAATATGCCCGAACTTGAAGACTTTCTTAATGATGCAGACTTTGATGGACGCAGTTTAAACAGCTTCATGAAAGATGCGGCAACTTGGGCAAGTGTGTTTGGTCATGCTTGGGTTGTAGTAGCAAAGCCAGACATTGGCGCAACTACAAGAGCAGACGAGTTAGCACAAGGTGTTCGTCCATACCTAAGTTTACTTACTCCATTGGTTGTTCTAGACTGGCGTTATGCAAGAGCACCAAGCGGACGTTATCACTTAGAATACATTCGTTATGTTGAAGAAGTAAATGGTGATGTAAGTGTTGTTAAAGAATGGACTATGGAAACAGTTCGCACAATGACAATCAATACAACAGACGATGTGTTAATTGGTGATGAGCAAGTACCTAATCAACTTGGAACAGTTCCGGTTGTATGTGTGTACAACAAACGCTCAACAGTTAGAGGCATTGGTATTAGCGACATTGGCGACATAGCTGATGCACAGAAGTTTATCTATAACGCCACAAGTGAAATAGATCAAAGTATTAGACTAGACTCGCACCCGAGTTTAGTTAAGACTTCAGAAACAAATGCTGGCATTGGTGCTGGTAGTTTAATACACATGCCTGAGAACTTGGACCCAGGACTAAAGCCTTACATCTTAGAGTTTAGTGGCGCAAGCATTGACAAGATCCTAGCGTCAATTGAACACACAATTGAAAGCATTGACAAGATGGCTAACACTGGAGCAATCCGTGCAGTTGAAAGTCGTACAATGAGTGGCGTTGCAATGCAAACTGAATTTAGTTTACTTAATGCAAGACTCAGCGAAAAGGGCAGTGCTCTAGAACTGGCTGAAGAACAGATATGGATGCTATGGTCACGCTACATGGGCAAAGTATGGGATGGCGAAATTGATTATCCAGACAGCTTTAACATCCGTGACAACCACAGTGACTTAGACTTGTACTTAAAAGCATCAACAGCAAACATCAACAGCAAAACATTCGCTAAAGGTTTACAGAAAGAAATTGCTAAACTTATCATTGAAGACGAAGGTGAAATGCAAGCAGTTGTAAATGAAATTGAATCACAACCAAATGGCGTTGAAAATATGATGATGGAAGTACATGACATGGTGAATCCAGCAACTGGCGATGTTCGTACAGTTAGCACAATGGAACAGCATGAGTTACTTGTGTCACAAGGATGGGTTGAAGCAGTCTAATGGCAACTGAATCGCAGATAAATGCACACGATGCACTAATAGATAAACTTAGTACTAGGTTTGGTAAAGGATTGCGTCCACTGTTTACTAGCCTAGTTACTGAACTTGCATTTCTTGGAGCTAACCCTTCAAGGACGCAAGTGTTAGCATTGTTTGCTCCTATTCGTGCATACGTTGCAAATCAGAGAGAGTTGCTTAATGAAATATATGCAAGCAACATTCTAATGAACGCTGATGTAATTGACTCTAGCATAACAAGTCTAGACACTGAAAGTATAATGCAAGAAACATTATTCAATGTGCAAAAGACACTAGAGACTCAGCAGAACACTGTTATTAATAGTGTTGTGCTTGGAGGCCTTACAGGTGCCGCCATAGGTGTAATCCTTAAGGACCTCCGGGCCATAGTGAGTAAAAGTATTAAAACTATTACTAATACCTTTAACACTATTGTAAGAAACTTTGATGGAGCAGTAACTATCCTTAGGGGTAGCATTGCCGGTATTGACAAGTATCGTTATGTAGGTGGATTGATAAAGACATCAAGAAGCTTCTGTAGCAGTCACGATGGGCAAGTAATGACTGTCAAAGAAATTAATAGAATATGGCGTGGAAGTTGGGGTGGTAAAGCACCTGGCTCACCGTTTGTAGTCCGTGGTGGATACAACTGTCGTCATATATTTGTACCAGTAAAGGAAACAGTATAATGGCTTATGGAAAAAAGAAACCTAAAGGTAAAGGTAGAGGTAAAGGCACAAAGAAGAAGTAAGTACCGTGTTTAAACCAAAATTTAGACAACTTATATAAATAACAATATAACAAAATACAAACTCTTAAAGGGAGGCGATGCTACAATGTCAGAAAATACGTTGGTAAATGAAAGCGCGACTGATGCGAACACTCTAGAAGTTGAAAATCAGGCTATAGAAGCAAAATCTTATTCACAGGAAGAAGTAGATAATATGATGGCTCGCATGAAAGGCAGTCTTCAGAAAAAACTATTAAAGCCATATGAAGAACTAGGTGACGTAGATGAACTTCGCAATATGAAATCTCAAGCTGAACAATTAAAGCAAGAGGAAGCATTAAAGCGTGGTGAATTTGAAACTGTTCTAAAAGAATTAGCTTCTAAAAAGGATGCTGAAATCCAAAAACGAGACAGTGTTATTAAGGAATACAAAGTCAATACGCCATTGCTAAGTTCGGCTGCAAATAATCGTGCAGTCAATCCAGAGCAAGTTAAAGCGTTATTAGCTTCAAATGTAAGACTTAATGAAGACGGTGAAGTTGAAGTCATTGATACAAAAGGAGCAATACGTTACACAGATAACGGAAGTGTTCTAGGTGTTGATGATCTTGTGCGTGAATTCTTAGATTCCAATCCGCACTTTGTACAACCAACCGCGGCAACTGCCAACACTAAAAGCAGTCACGGAAGTGACCTAGGTAATGGCTTTGATGTCTCTAAATTAGATATGAGTAACCCGGCCCACAGAAAACTATATGCTGAGGCAAGAGCCAAAGGCAAATTATAAAATAGACAACTTAGGAGATATTTAAATGTCTAACACAACATCGGTAAACAGCGAATTATTCGCACCCCTAGTAACCGCGGCACAGTTTGCGGCTTACGAACAGTCAGTTGCACGTCAGATGATGACTGTATTTGATGCACCAGTAAACGCTGGTAAAGTACTACAAGTTCCAGTATGGTCAGCAGTAAGTGCTGAAACAATTGGCGACGAATCAGCAGCCACAGCCGCTGACACTAACACAACTTCTGCTTCAATCACTTTGAGTGAGCACGTTGTATTCCACAAAGTAACTGATATGTTACGTGACAGTGCTTATGGCAATGTTATGAATCAACTTGGTGACCAATCAGGTCGTGCTATTGCTGAAGCAATGGACACACAAGCATTTGCTGAATTTACTAACTTAGGTGGAGCCACTACTGCTATCGCACTTGCCGCTTTTGGTAAAGACGACATCATGGATCGTGTTGCTGATCTTAGAGCAAACAAACTAACTGGTCCTTTCTACGCTGTTATTCACCCGAAAGCAGCCAACGCAATCAAGAAGTCCTTGACTGCTTCAGACAACTATGCCGCTTCAGGTTCAGTTGCTGACAACATCCTTGCTAACTACTTTGTTGGTCAACTTGCTGGATGCCGCATAATTGAATCTGCATTGGTTCCTTATGCTGAAGGTACTGGCGTTGCTACTTGTGCTGTATTTGCAGGTTCTGCAATTGGTCATGCAATGCGTGGATCAATTACTATGGAAGAACAGCGTCAAGCTGCCGGCCGTGCTACTGATGTAGTTCTAACTGGTGTTGCTGGTGCAAGTGTGCTACAATCGGCACATGGTTTTATCATGAACGTTGACTTAGTAGCCTAAGGAGTAACATAGAATGGCTTTTATAACAGAAAACTCAACCGTAATTAGCTTTGCTGAATATGATGACGTTATCGCAAGGGATCAAAGACTATTTGATTCTAATGAAAGCCTTACTGACGATGTTGTAGAAACTTCTTTAATTAGAGCTACTGAACGTATGCTATCTAAGATACGTTCAAGTGCTTGGTGGACTGATTACTATGTCGCAAGATCTAGTAGTCAGACCTACCGCACTGTAGCTGATGTTCCAGCACTTGATGTGGATCGTATTGTTGCAAGACAAAACGACTTCACAGACTTGTGTGTTTACACTGCCCTAAGTGAATTCATATTACCCATGGTTGCTGACTTTGGTAATGAAGAAGACGCTGAAAGACAGAAGATGGGATATTACACTACTAAAGCAGAGGCCTTACTGGCTGAACTGCTAGGTGCAGGTGACTGGTATGACTTTGATAATGACGGTACTATTGTATCATCAGAGAAGTCACCAGGAGCCATTAACTTGAAGAGGGTGCGATGAGAGAAGATATTCTAAACTATATCAAAACACTTAGCTTGGGAAGCTTCACTGTAAGTGATGAACTGCCAAGAGAAGAAGCCGGACTAATGATGTACATAAAGAATCCAAAACGAATATATGTTGAAAGAGAACAGTATTCAGAGGAACCTTTAATACAAACACTAGACGGACTTGATATCCACTCAGAAGCAACAACTGTCAGTATCTACTTTACTGCGGATGCGAAGACAATACCAGCAAACTATGAAACGTTAATACAAAGTCTGAGATTAGGCAAGAACGTAAACACAACAGCAGGATATAATAATCGTGCTGTTGAAGTTCAAAGCGATTATGTCAATGACTTATTAGTAACGCAAATAGACTATACATTTAGTAAGCTAACATAAAGGAAAAAGCAATATGGCTACATACATTACTAGTCCAGGTGGTACAACAGGAGCAACATCCAGTCCACCAATCTTAACACTAACATCGTCTGTCTCAGGCGCTTTAGTGTTACCCGGTCTCCAGGACGTGACCGTTAACAGTGCAAACGATGTGTTTACATGGACACAATTGGATCAGGCTGCAAAACTACAGATCGCTACAACTTCAACCAACAGTATTAGTACTAACTTGGTTGTTGACGGTACGTTGTTCTTTGGTGATTCAGGTGGATCAGTTGGTGCCGCAGACACATTAGGCCTTTTAGGTCTAAGTAACGATAAAACAGCAATAACATTTAGCATCAACATTGGTGATAAAACGTTATCTGGTGCAGGATTTGTTACTGGTTTAGCACCAAGCGTATCAGCAGACAGCCCAGTTTGGGTATCTCCTGTTACTATCACAGTGAACGGCGAATACACCGTAAGCTAAGAAGTAGAGCGTGAGGGCACACAAAAGGGGGGTTTGCGCCCCCCTTTTATTACAAGTGCTAAATACAATGTAGGAAAGATTAATGGACCCAGTAGATAAAAAGACAGACCAAGAGATATATCTGAGCATTGTTGCAGAGGCAGCAAAAGCAAAGAACGAATTAGGTTGCGCCCAGCGTGACTTAGCAAAAGCAAATAGCAGACTAGAGTTTCTTCTAGTTCTTGCGAACACTTTGATTAACAGAAAAAAGGATTAACAGATGAAACTAGAAGCACTCGCAAGCAAACCAAAACTAATTAAAATTACTATTGACGATGAGGATATTATTGCCACCTATGGTGAAGCAGTTGAATTCCACGTCTACGACAGACAAAACATGGACACATTTATGAGTCTTGCTACACTTGAAAGTAACAGTCAATTTAGTGACATTGCTCAAGTAGTTGCCGGATTGATTATGGATGAAAAGGGCAAACTAGTACTTGGTGATGGAGAAGTGTTACCAATGGACTTAACAATTAAAACAGTTGAAAGAGTGGTATCCCACTTGGGAAACTTAATGACCCCGACTTCAGCAAGTTAACAGCTAGTTCATATGCTTGGTTAACATTAGACTTTGTTGCCAAGCGTTATGGTAAGTTGCCAACTGAAGTACTAAGAGATGGGTCAAGTATAGACGTAAAAATTGCAAACTTTGCATTGCAGTATGAGAATTATTTAGGTAGGAAAGAGTCTGGCGGTACTGATGACTTATCTCAAGACCAGATGCAAGAGATGTTAAATACAGCGAGGGCACACAAGAATGATAAAGAAGTTAACAAATAATATTAGTCCAAGACTTAATAGAACTCAGAAGTTGCTTGATGCTATACCTAAAAAGGCTCATATGAAGTTTAAGACAGTAACGCCAATTAAAACCGGCAATGCTAAAAGAAAAACAGACTTTAATGGCACTGATACTATTAGTGGAAACTACAACTACGCTAATAAATTAAATGAAGGTCATAGTAAGCAAGCAAGAAACGGCATGACAGCGCCCACAATTGACTTCATAAGAGATGAAGTTAGAAAGGTAGCGAGGTAACAGCATGGCAACAACAATAGACAGATATAAGTTAATAGTTGACACCAAGGGCGCAACTGCTGGTGTTGGTGGATTTGGAGCAAGTCTTAAAGGTCTAGGACCATTAATGGCAGCGGCATTTAGTATAGCAGCCATAACAAAGTTTGCAGGAGCAATGAAAACTGCAACTGGTGAGTTTGAAAACTATCGCAACAGTTTAAGTTTAATTACAGATAGTCAAGCCGAACTAACTGATACAATGCAGAAGTTAAACAATGCCGCAGTTGCTAACCGTGCTGCCTTTGGTGACACAGTTGACTTGTATACTAAATTAACACTAGCAACTGAAGAACTAGGTGTTAGTCAAGACCAAGTGTTAAAAGTAACAGGCAACTTCCAGAAAGCACTTGCTATATCTGGTGCTGATGCCGGTACGTCCGCAGGCGCTATTAGACAGTTTGGTCAAGCAATGGCATCAGGTACAGTGCGTGGTGATGAATTCAATAGTATTGTTGAAGCACTAGGTCCAGCGTTAATTATTATGGCTCGTGAGAGTGGCATAACAGTTGGCGAACTTCGCAAGATGTCACAGGCTGGTGAGTTAACTGCTGAATCGTTCTTTAAGATGGTTGAAGGCAGTGAAGCAATCCAAGCGTCTTTTGAAGCAACTAGTAAAACAATTAATCAACTTGAACAAGAAGTTAGTGATGCATTTAGTAAGTTACTAGTAGTATTTGCTGAAAACTCAGGTGCCGCAGATCTTTATAGAGGTGTATTAGAAGACCTTGCTCGTGGAATGCGAGAAGTAGCAGGAGCAAGTACTAGCTTAGAAGCCGCTAGTTTTGAAAACTTAGTTAACGACGAAGGTCTTGGTACTGCAATTGAAAGACTCAAAGAGTTTAACACTGACACTGAAGTAGCCGCAGGGTTACTTGCTAAAATTAATGAGTTGCAATCCGGCGAAGCAACTGACATATTTGGTATTAGACTTGCAGGACACAATATCACTCTAAAAGATCAATTAAAACTATTAGGTCTAACGATTGAACAATACAATGCTTATTCTTCAGCATTAGAAGAACAAGCTCGTCAACAAGGTCTATTAGCAGAATCAACTAAATTAGAACTTGAACAGTTAGAAGAAAAAAGAAAAGTTACAGAAGCAGTATTGAAGCCGTATAAAGACTTGTTAGCAAGTACTGATGCAATGGCCAAAGCTAACGAGCGTGGTAAGAGTTCTTTAGTTAAAGCAACTGAAGCACAAGCAGCCGCTAAGACAGCACTAGAAGAATTAACAGCATTGACTGGCACTTATGCTGGATCCTTTATTCCAGACTTAAATGAAAAGATTGCAATTGCAACAACACGTCATGAACAGTTAACTGAACAAGTTGAAAGATTAGGTGCCGCAGTAAAAGAAACTGCAACAGCACAAGGTTTCTATGACAACCTAATTAAAGAAGCACAATCTAGTGTAAGTGAAGTAAACTTTGCTAAAGAGGCTGTTGAAAGATTAAGTGTAGCATTTGCAGAAGGCAAGATTGCTCCAGAAGTGTATGAAGCCGCAATGAAGCGCCTTAATAGTACACTAGGCACAGTTACTAAAACTTCAACAGAACTTACAGATTACTTAAATGATAACACATTTGCCGCGGCAGAACGTGTTACAGATGCATTTAATGATGTAAGTCTTGCTGGATTAACCGGCATTAGTCGTGAACTAAAACAAATTGAATTAGACGAATTAAGATTAATGCGTACAGCACAAGAACGTATTAAAACACAATTTGGCGATGCTGATGCTACAAAGTTAAAAGACGCACTTGCTAGTATAGAAGCAACAACACGTTCAACTATTACTGCAAGACAACAAGCAGCCACACAAACACAGGCAGCAATTGATTTAGAAATAAAATCACAACGCACATTTAGCAGTGGTTGGAAGAAAGCGTTTGACGAATACGAAGACAATGCAACTAATGCAGCCAAACGTGCCGAACAAGTATTTTCTAAAACAACCAAGGGCATGGAAGACATGATTGTCAACTTTGCTAAAACAGGTAAGTTTGAATTTAAGGAATTTGTTGCAAGTCTATTAGAAGATTTACTTAGAGCACAGATACAACAAAGTATGGCAAGTATATTCCAACTACCAGCACTAGGTGGCGGAACAGGAACAGTTGGCAGTCAAGCAGGTGGAATGTTTGGTGGCTTCTTTGCAACTGGCGGAATGATACCTCCAGGACGCTTTGGTGTTGTTGGAGAAAATGGTCCTGAACTAGTAAGTGGTCCTGCAAATGTAACACCTAATTTAGGCAGCGGTGCAGTTACATATAATATTAATGCTGTTGATGCAAGAAGCTTTAAGGAGTTAGTTGCAGCCGATCCAGGCTTTATACACGCAGTAGCAAACAAGGGCGCAAGTGCGTCACCAAGAAGGAGATAAACAGATATGAGCTTCCAATGGATAGTTGACAATGCTGAAACACTTAGCATTAATAGAAAGCAAGTAGTTGCAAGCACTACAGCAAGAGACGGAACTGTAAGAGCAACGTCAAGAGGTACTGCTAAGAAAATATTTACTATTAAACTACCAGACGGTCCACGTTGGACTGATCTACGAACTAATATTTTGTTGGCTGAATCTTTAGACAAAGTTACATCTGCTTCAATAACAATATCGTATTACGACTTCCCTTGGTATTACGGAAATGTTAATCCAGGTACTAGTGAAACTTATAATGTAATATGTATTAGCTTCCCAGAATGGACAATATTTGCAAGAGATCAAGTTAGTTGGGGCGGCCCCTTTGTGTTTGTAGAGGTGTAACATGAGTGTAGACTTAACAAGTTCACAAGCAGTTAGAACATCACTATTTGTTAGAATTGACGTTGCTGAATA